TTTTGCTAACGCCAACATCAGTGACATCGTCGCCACGACCATCGAGAACCGCGCAAAGGTAGTGCGCGACAACGTCACGAAGAACAACCTGTTCCTCGCCAAGCTCAAGGCCAGTGGCAACGTTCGCACCATCTCGGGCGGCTCGGTCATCCTGGAAGAGTTGAGCTTCGCGGAGAACGGCAACACCGGATGGTATTCGGGCTATGACCTGCTGCCGGTGGCAGCGCAAGATGTCATCAGTGCCGCGCAGTTTTCGCTCAAGCAAGCCGCTTGCCCCGTGGTCATCTCGGGCCTGGACGAGCTGAAGAACTCGGGCAAGGAACAGATGATTGACCTGATGGAAGGTCGCATCAAGGTGGCCGAGTCCTCGATGCAGAACCTGCTGGCAGCGGGCGTGTACTCCGACGGCACCGGCGCGGGTGGCAAGCAGATCACGGGTCTCGATGCAGCCGTGCCGGTCAACCCCGCGACGGGTACCTATGGGGGGATCGATCGTGGCACCTGGGCCTTCTGGAGATCGAAGTCCACCACGGCAGGTGCCGCGCTCACCTCGTCGACCATCCAGGCCGCGATGAACACCATGTGGGCCTCGCTCGTGCGCGGTTCCGACCGGCCTGACCTCATCATCATGGATAACTTCATGTGGGGTCTGTACGTCGCTTCGCTGCAGGCGCAGCAGCGCTTCACGGAGGCGAATTCTGCATCCCTGGGCTTTCCGACGATCAAATTCATGGGCGATTGCGATGTCGCGCTCGATGGCGGGATCGGGGGCTTCGCGACCACGAAGACGGCGTACTTCATCAACACGAAGTATTTCTACTTCCGCCCGCACGCGGATCGCAACATGGTGCCGCTCGACCCGTCCAAGCGCTATGCCGTGAACCAGGACTCGAGCGTGCAAATCCTCGCATGGGCCGGCGAATGCACCTGCAGTGGCGCGCAGTTCCAGGGCCGACTGATCTCTCCGTAAAGGTTTTCTTCGCAGAAACCCCGGGAGGGTATTCATCTCGGGGCCTTTTTCAAAGGAGTACGGCATGGCCACTCGCCACCAGCACACCACGCCCCCCGAGCCCGAAGAGTTGCCGCCCGACCCGGCGCCCGATGAGCCTGCAGAGGAACCCGCTGCGCCTGAAAAGGAATATGACCTGGGCGAAGGTTCTGAACCGGGCAAGGAACCCAATCCGACCGATCACTTGAAGGGTCTGTAGGAGGCCACCATGGCAAACGCAACCTCAGCGAGCACCGGCAGTTTCGACCCCCAGATCCCTGGCTTGCCGCTGGGTGGATGCAGCTCGGGCATTGGCCTGGGGCCGCTCGTCTCGGGGCCTGACCCGTACAACAACTTCACTGTCGATAGCGCGAACGACTATGCCCTGCAGTTCGTCGGCGGCAACGTTCTGGGCAGCATCGTGGTCGAGCCCACTGCGTTCGTGGCGGGTTCAGGCTATACGCCGGATGGCCCCTACGAGATCCAGTCCACGGGCGGGGGCGCGCCGAATGGTGCAGCGTCCATCGTCATCACCGTCACCGGTGGGGCCATCACCTGGGCGCGCGTGAAGCGACCGGGCTCGGGCTTCTCTTCGGCGCCGACCTTCACGGTGGCCAATGCGGTGAACATGCTCACGGGTGTCGCGATCTCGGGTGGATCGGGTGGCACCGTCACTGCCGTCATCGGCACGAGCGCGAAGCCCACCTCGATGATCACCCCGAGTGCCAACAAACCCTTCCGCCGCGTCGTGGCTGCGGGTGCCGTGGCCAACGGTGCCGCCGTGACCCCGGGTACGTATCTCAACCAGTCCGGCCGCGCCTTGGTGGCTGGCGATGAAGTGTGGGCTGTTGCCCCCTAAAGAGGACTCGCCATGGATCTCGACATCGCAGATGCAATGAACTCGCAGGCCCGTCCCGACGCGGGTGATGATCGACTGTTCGTCATCTTCTATATGGGCATCCTGCGCGATGAGCAGCGCTCCGTCGAAGAGGGGCGCCCCATCTTCAACGACGTTGAACACGTGCGCATCATGATCCCGGGCGACAAGCTCAACATCATCGACAGGCCTGCGCGTGACTCTGACCGTACTCGCTTTGCCAAGCAGTACATGGCATTCCGGCAGGGCCACGCGGAAGAAGAGCAGATCTCAGGCACGCGCCTGACGGAGTGGCCTTTCCTGTCTCGTGGCCAGTGCGAAGAGCTGCGGTATCTGAACGTGCGCACGGTGGAACAGCTCGCGACGCTGCGTGATGACCTGCTGGCCAAGGTGCCCGGCCTGACGAGTCTGAAGCACCACGCCCAGGCATGGCTGGACAAGGCCAAGGATGCAGCAGCCACCGCAAAGATGGCCCAGGCCCTCGAGGAACGCGACAACCGCATTGAAAACCTGGAGCTCGTGGTGCGCGAACAGGCTGAACGCATCGAAAAACTGCTCACGAAGGTGGGTGCGTGAGGTGAGGCATGGCCAACCCCAACTTTTCCAAGTGGCTGACGGTCATCCAGGCCATCCAGGCCGTAACGGGCAGGCTCGGGCTGCCGGTGCCGAAGGTGGGGGTGACTGCGCCCGATGACGAGACCGCGACGCAGATGATTGCGCTGCTGAACGCAGCGGGTCGCGAACTCATCAAGCCTACGGGCGGCAAGCGCTGGCAGGCGCTGGCGCGCACCTGGACGCTCACGACGCAGCCTGGAGTCACGAAGTACGCGCTGCCCGATGACTGGGACTCGTTCGTGGATTCCACGGCCTGGAACCAGACCACGATGCTGCCGCTGCTCGGGCCGCTCAATGCCCAGAACTGGGCCATGCTCACGGCACGCGGGATCGGCTCGACGACGTTTTCCGTGGCCTATCGCACCCGGGGCAACATGTTCGAGCTGTACAACGCCTACTCGAGTCCGCAGACGCTGCTGATCGACTATGCCTCGCGCGGCTGGCTGCTGATCGCCGGCAGTACCCCCGCAGCCTATCGCGATTTCATCGGCGCCGACGATGACCAGATCGTCTATGACGCGGAGCTGATCCAGGCCAAGCTGGCACTCGCGTTCCGCAAGGCCAAGGGGTTCGACACCACCTCGGCACAGATGGATTACAACGATCTGGAAGAGCAGGCCCTCAATGCCGACACGGATGCCCCCGTGATCTCGATTGCCAGCGGTGGCTCCGATCTGATCTCAACGTGCAACGTGCCGGCATCGGGCTACGGGTTCGGTGGCCCGCTCACGCTCGATGGCACCTGGACGCTGGGTGGCACGGAGAACCTCGACGGCATCGTGGGGCCCTGACATCATGACCATCCTGACTGCCTCCCCATCCTGGGACGATGTTCGGCAACTCGAGACGACGGATCGCGCGCTTGGGGGTGCGGGTGGCGTGATGAACCAGCAGGCGCAGGCGCTGCTCAATCGCTCCGAGTTGCTCCGCCGTCAGCAAGCCACGCCTGTCCTGGGCGCGGCAGGTGATGGCGTAACCGACGACACGGGGGCGATCCAGGCGGCTATCAATTCATGCTCGGCTGGAGCCGTTTTTATCCCGGCTGGAAACTATAAATTGTCCCGTGAACTGACGATTACGAATCCGCTTGTGACAATCGTCGGCGCAGGCATTGACGCGACAATCCTTCGTCAAGCTGATGGGGCAGCCAATGGGTTGAATTTCGACTATCCGATTCTGTTCGGTCATCCGACCGGCGGTGGGGTATGTGACATCACGATCGAATCTGGTGCCGGACTTGCAACGAGCAAATTTTTTGGTTCTGGATCAACCGGGGCGGCGATCCGGCTCAAGAATGCGTCCGACAACTTCGCGGTTCGCCGGGTATCCCTGAATAACTTCGCGCGTGGCGCATACCTGATCTATTGCTGGAATACCAGATGGTCAGATCTGCGCGTGTTGTGTTTCGCCACCAGTGGCATCGAGATTGACCTGGATGGATCGAACATCGGCGGCAGCAACAGCTTCACGGCTAGCAAGATCAGCAATAATGGTTTCTCGGGAGTGAACACCGCGAGTGCCGGAATTCGCATACTCGCTTCTGGCGGCGAACTGTTCGACAACATCGACGTAACATCGACAAATAATGGAGTGCTGGTCGCGCCCGCATCGGGCTCGCAACAGGTGCTTTATCTGTTTTTCAATCAGGTATTGGCAGATACGTGCCTTGCCAGTGGTTGGGAGGTCAATGGCGAGACGGCGCCGGTGCAGTCGATCAACATGGCGGATTGCTGGGGCGCTTACAACGGCGGCCACGGCCTATATGTGCACGGCCCGCAGGTAGATTCCATCCGTTGGGTGGGCGGGCGCCTTCGACAAAACCAGATGCATGGGGCTTTCGTCAGCAGCTCGGCGCGCAACGTTGCATTCAACTCGGCCGAGGTTGCATCGAACAGTCGCACCAATGGAAACACGTATCACGGCCTGCGTTTTGAAGGCGGCGCCAATAACTGGCAGGTGTTGGGTTCGCGCATCGGCAACTATGCACCCAGCTCTGGCACGCAGGGCTATGGCGTTAGCATCGGCAGCGACTCGGGCCTTAATTTCACTATCGCAGACAACGACCTTACGGGCAACTCAACCAGCGGCGTTCAGCTTGGCGTGGTAGCTTCGAACGCGAAGATCACTGGGAACCTGCCGCTGCTGCCAGCGACGAACGCGAGCGACGCGCTCGCAATGTACGCCGTTTCCCTCGGAACGGTTGCCGCTGGAGCGACGGTCTACCTTGGGCCTGCGGGCCAATACTCGACACTCGCGGCCGCGCCGTTCGTCGTGCCGAGAAACGGGGTTGGCCAGACAATGTATGTCAAGACAGCGAACCCGCCCGGCATCGGACAGACATTCACCTACACGCTATTTAAGCAAGCGGCGACTACAGGGCTGACATTCACGATTTCCGATTCCGCGCAAAACGGTCAGGTTTCACTTTCTTCGCTGAATATCAATGCGACGGATGCGCTGGAAATTAAGATCGTGACATCGGCCGGCGCTGCCGTCACAACCCATCGCGGATTCATAACCGTCGAGTAAGGCGCAACAATGCCACGCCCGCGTCGCCTCCCTCAACGCCAGATCCAACAGGTGATCTCGGTGCCCCCGCCTGTCAATGGCCTCAACACGACGGGCCAGTATGCGGGCATGCCTCCCACTGACGCGGTGGACATGGACAACATCGTGGCAACCGAGATGGGGGTCACGGTGCGCAGTGGCTGGCGCGAGTACGCGACGAACATCGATTTGGGCAACCTCGTGCGCACGGTGATGGCGCGTGTGTCGGCGCCGGCCTCGGCCCTGGCAGCCCCCCTGGTGGGAAGCGAGCTGTTTGCGGCGACGGATCACGGGTTCTACAACATCGAAGGCGGCGGCGACATGACCGGGCGGGCCCCTGCCATGGCCTTGTCGGGCGTGTCCTATGCGGGCTATTGCAACTGGGTGCAGTACACGGCGGGCAGTGGTGCGCAGTACCTCATTGTGTGTTCCGAGGTGGATGGTGCGTTCCTGTACGACGGGCTGACCTGGATCAAATTCACCCTCGGTGGCTCGGGCCCCGGCAGCGTGACCGGGAGCTCGGGAGCGGATCC